TAAAAGGTGGACTAAGAAACTTTATACAAAAAGAAGCATTAAATCTAACCGATCACTTAATAACATATATTGGCCAACAAAAAAGAGGTATAAAAGATGTTGTAGATGAAGGTAATAAATGGCTAATGAATAAAGGTTATAAAAGACAGAATTTTGTTTTGACTGCTTTTGCTATGGATATGGCAGAATATTTTCCAGATCTTGTAAATCAAGATAGCAATGTTTACGTAGGTTCTAATGCAAAAAAATGCTTAAAGATGATCTTACCTAATATGAAAACAGATGCTGCTTTAAGATATTTATGTGAGATCACAGGCGGTTATAGTAAACCTTATGATATGGAAGATGTAGCATGTGACTTCATACGCTATATTAAAAACTTTCAAAGCGATGATCATATTGAATTTAATAACGGAATAAAATACTACAACAATGTTCTTAAATAATCAAAAAGGAAACTATAATAAAGACTTAGATGGTAGAGATTTACAATACTATTTAGATCTAACAAAAGATTTTAAATCTAGTTTTGATCCATTTCATGTAAAAGAGGTAAATGGATTTATGATCATAGATGAATCAGAAAGCAATAAGGTAGGCGCTAAGGCGCGTTTTGGTGAGTTTCTTATATCTACATGTAAACAAGATGAAGTAGTTTACGTACAGCCACGAAATGGCTTTGCAGGAATTAGTCTTAGTTATCTGTGTAAGATCTATAGAAAAAAACTAACATTAATAATGCCAAGTTCAAAAAAATCTAGTGATCATCAGAGGCTATGTATTGAGTATGGAGCTAAGCCTTTATTTTTAAGAGTAGCAGCTATGCCAAATGCAAATAGTATGGCAAGAAAATACGCAGCAAAAAAAGGAGCATTATTCGTACCATTAGGATTAAATCATGAGTATGTTATTGCTAATGCTGTAAGATGTATTTATGATTACTTTAAAGACAAACCAAAACCTAAGACAATGTGGTCTGTAATTTCTACAGGTGTTCTTACTAGAGCTATGCAGATTGCATTACCAGATACTGAATTTCACGCTATAGCGGTAGCAAGAAACATACAAAACGGTGAATTAGGAAGAGCAAAATTTTATAGTTATCACAAACGATTTACTGCAAAATCAGATCTTATACCTACAGAATTTAACTCAGAGGAAACATACGATAGTAAAGGATATGATTATCTTTGTAAATACGGAAATAAAGGAGATTGGTTTTTTAATGTAGCAGGTAACGCGCCTGAATCTATAATAAAAGCTAGCGAAGTTGATAGTTATAGAGATTGGAATGATTTACGTGATTTTAAAAATATATTATGAAATACAAAAACGCACAACAAGCTTTTGAAAATATGTATAAAATTATTTCAGAAGAAGGATTAATACATGGAGAAACTAAATGCTTATTTAATGTAGGCTTTTATATGTTAGAACCTGAAGATAATATAATTAAAACTAAATGGAGAAAATTTAAACTAGATTATGCTGAAGAAGAATGGCAATGGTATTTATCAGGGAATAAAAATGCTATGAAAATTGCAGAGAAAGCAAAAATATGGTATAAATGTATGGATGAATTTGGCAATGTAAACAGTAATTATGGAGCTCACTGGAATGAAGGCGATCAGTTAGAATACGTTGTGAATGAGTTAAAAAATAATAACGAATCACGTAGAGCTAGTATATCAATATACAACGCAAAAAAAAGAGACAACTTTAAAAACGACACACCGTGCACTTACGCAATTAATTTTTGTATAATTAAAAACGAATTATGTATGAGTGTGCTTATGAGATCTAATGACTTATGGTATGGCTTTGCTAATGATCAATATTGTTTTAGTAAATTACAAAAAATGATAGCTGATAAACTAAAAATAAATGTAGGATGGTATTACCATTTTACTAATAATATGCATTTATATTTTAACTTTTTAAATAAAAAACAATGAAACTAACAAATGAATTTAAGTCTATAAGAGACTGGGCAAAAGAAAAAGGTATATACGAAAAAGGTGATCCTAAAACACAAACTTTAAAATTAGTAGAAGAATCAGGTGAACTAGCAAAAGCTATTTTAAACGATGATCAAGATGAAGTAATTGATGCTATTGGTGATTGTGTTGTTGTATTAACAAGCATAGCGCACCTAAGAGGTGTAACAATAGAAGAATGTATTAATGTAGCTTACAATGTTATAGCAAAAAGAAAAGGTAAAATGATTAACGGAACATTTGTAAAAGAAGAAAAATGAGAACATATAAAGCAAAAATAAAAATGCATGACGACTGGAGAATTCAAAACACTGGAATACTAGGTGAAAAAATATTTAATCTTTGGTTTAATTCTAATTATGAAACTGAAAAATTATTTAAACAATGTGCAGATCGTGATTATGAGGGTATTGATTTTGCAGATGAAAAAGGTTATACATATCAAGTTAAAGCAACAAGAGCGCGTAGCTACACCTTTAATTGCTATTTAGATGATCTTAACGAGCATTTAAAAGCTGATGTTTATGTTTTTATTCAAATACATGAAAAGTATGCTTATATTGAAAGTTTATATAGTAAAGAGGAAATACTTAATTTAGCTAGACAAAGCTTTAAAGATGAAAAATCATGCTTTGTATATGCTAAAGATTTATTACAACAAAAATTATTTTAAATTATGGAAGGGTGGGTAAAGTTACATCGTAAATTTCTTGAGTGGGAATGGTATGATAAATCTGAAACAGTACACTTGTTTTTACATT